TGACTCAGGGAGCTTATTATAATCCTTCTCCCTTAGGCGCTGAATTAAGTGTAAAATTTGACGGAAGTGGCGGAATTACCCAAGGCAATGGAACGTTAACATTAAAAATCTTATATAGATTAATAGACTTTTCATAAAAAAAATAACAAATGGCAATAATTTATAGCTACCCAATAGCTACACCAGAAGGCTCGGATTTACTTATAATATCTAGAACCCCAATAGATCCAGACGAGATATCTAATTATAGCGTTAACATGAGTTCTGTAGCTGATTATGTTATAGACAGGTTTATAGACCCAGATGCTACAGATTTTAAAATACCTGTATTTAACCAAGGCGGTACTAGAATAACTGGATCTATAATGAGCCAAGACAGCTCGCCTTCTAACGGCGTAGCTGGTACTAAAATAACTATAGCCGGTGATTTAACATTGGAAAGAGACCAATCAGATACTACACTTACACTTATCTCTGATGGCAGTAATATAGGGCCAGGTGGTGAACAACACAATCCTTCTATTAAGTTTATTCAAGACGGTGGTGCGCAAAACGCGGCTGTTGGCTTTAATATCATAGATGACACTAGCGGCGGCGCAGGACCTGGACTTGGCAATAGATTTTGGATTGTTAATTCAATGGCATCAACACCTGTGGGTGATGGAGGCATAACATTTGGTACAGCACAAGTAGACGGTTGGGAAAATGCTATTGGCAGGTTTATAATCAGAGGTGACGGTAAAGGTTTATTTGGCCACCCAGATTCTTTATATAGTAAAACATTAGGCTCTCAGTTTGAGATATACGATAACAGAGATGAGAACACAACTACAGACCCATCGTTCTCTGTGTATAGTGTTATTGATTATGCCGCACCATCTGGCAACGAAGGAGCTGGTGGTATAAAACAAATACTTGATGTTTACAACAACGGTGTATTCGAACAGCAAGAAGCTATGATGCTAATACCCGGTACTAACTCAAGTGACTTTGCAGCCTCTACACCTTTATCTTTCTACACTAACTCTGACATGGACACTCGAAGCCCAAGTGGTTTTGCAGCAAAGATTTTTAATAGCGGGAATTGGCTTTTAGACAGCACGAATACCAATACAGATCCTGGTTACAAATTAAAAGTTGCGGGTACAGGTCTTTTCACAGATCAGGTAACAATACCAGCAACTCCTGTAGCTGGTACAGACGCAGCATCTAAGGCTTATGTTGATTCACAAAACACTGGTCAAGTATCAGGTACTGGCACAACTAACACCTTGCCAATATGGTCAGATGGGCCTAATAGCGTTTTAGGTGATTCTATTATTTCTGAATTGGCAAACGAAATAACCATAGCCGGGGACTTAAAAGTAGGCCAAAACAACACCACCCCTGGTCTTTATAGCGTGGCTATTGGTGAAGGCAACATGGTTTTAGGAAATACCGCTGCTGCTATTGGATTTAATAATGCAGTGGAAGGAAACAGGTGTGGGGCATTGGGCGCAAACAACATAGTGACTGGCGGTCAAGTGTGGGCAACGGGTGATGGAAACGACGTGGGTATTGAAAAGCTTAACGTAGGTGGTAACATTATTGTCTCTGGTTTTAACAATACGGTTAAGTCAGGAAACTCATGTGCAGTAGGTTCTAATAATATTTTAACTAATACTTTAGAGGAAGAGTCAGTAAAAACAAATTTTGCTTTAGGTTCTTCAAATACTATAAACGACACAACTAATGGCCTAGCTCTTGGTTTTAATAATACTATAGACAATAGTAATAGCTGCATTTTAGGTAAAAGCAATACTACAAGCGCTAATGACACTTATGCTGTAGGTAAAAGTAACACGCTTAGCAGCGACGACGATTACGCGTTTGGGCTTAACAACACTCTTAGCGGTAGCGCTAATATTGCTATGGCTCTTGGGCATAATAACGTGTTATCAGGAAGTCAATCTTATGCTTTCGGTAGAAACCTAGAAGATAGCGGTGAAGATAACACCGTTATAATTGGACGTTATAATACAGCACCCACCGCTACTGGTAGAATTGTATTTGGAACAGGGTTTTCTCCTACTGGTAGAAAAAATGCAATAGAAATACAAGCTGGCACTGGTGCGCAATCTGGTTTATTGTTTCCAGCGCTTAGACTTTCTACCTCCTACAACAATGACGCAGAAGCGGAAGCCGCTGGTGTAGAAGAAGGAGAACTGTATAGATCTAACAACAGTGTTAGAATAAATTTAAATCAAAATGCACAAGACGCTAGAAATAATGAAGGGTTTGCATATCTAACGCCGCAATTAATAACAGCTAGTGCCGGCACGTCTAAAAATGTTATTCCAAACTATAATTTAGTTTTATTGAGCTGGACGGGTGGTAATGGTGTTTTCACATTAAATCTGCCATCAGCTAGCACAAATACAAATAGACTAATAAGAATTACAACGGACGGTACGTTAAGTTCCGGTGCCGGTGATAAAATAAACATCACAGCAGCATTAGGGGAGACTATAGACGGCAATACTTCTTTCCAAATATCAAAACAATATGAAGGCCTAGCTGTATTTTCCACTGGATCTGAGTGGATAATCGTACAAGCTAAAGCACATTAATAATAACGCTTACGTAAAAATCACTAAAACCAAGTGAGTATATAGAATATACCCGGCCAGGGAAATGGCAAACCAAATAGTAATTTAAAACCAAAACCAATGACACTATTTTACCAGACTCAATCGTGGAGTAGTCAACCACAAGTAAGTGAAGAAACCATCAACCTTTGGAAGCATGTATCTGAAAAGAAACATTGGCGCATAGTCCAGCTACCAAACGGTTTCTACCAAACAGAATACCTAGATCCTAATAAAGAAGATTCTTGGATCGACGTAACGAGACGCGAAACCCTCGAAGGAGCTGAGCAAGCAATAGACGCATCGATAGCGCACTATGAAAAAAAGCTTGGTTACTTACGCGGACCACAAGTCGTTAAAACCTTTGAATAAAATTATACAATAAAATTAAATTAAATTAAATTATGACTGACAAAATTGTCAAAAATCTTAACTTTGGTCAAGAGGCTAAAGATAAGGTGTTTAAAGGTATAGATAAATTAACAAAGGCTGTTAGCTCCACGCTCGGGGCTAGCGGCCAATGTGTAATACTAGAAGATGATCAGGGCAAACCTGTCATTACAAAAGATGGTGTAACTGTAGCAAATGCTATAACACTGTTAGACCCAGTAGAAAATATGGGTGCTACGCTTCTAAAAGAAGCTGCTAGAAAAACTGTTCAAGAAGCTGGCGATGGAACAACAACGGCTACAGTACTAGCGCACTCAATTTTAACTGAAGCGTATAAAAATATCGACAAAGATAATATACGTAATATTAAAAACGGTATAACAAACGCCGTTGATAAAGTTGTTAAATACCTAGAAGCAAAAGCTATTGAAGTAAAAGGTAGCATGCTTGATGATGTAGCAACAATTAGTTGTAACAATGATTTAGAGCTAGGTAAGATAATCGGTGATGCTTTTAAAGCAGCTGGTGAAAATGGTGTTGTTATAATGGAGCCAACAACAGAAGACAAAACAGAATTTGAACTCGTTGACGGCGTGCAATACGAAAAAGGTTTAACCAACTCTCATTTTGTTACAAGTAAAGAAAAACGTGTAGCAGAACTTGACAACCCACTTGTATTACTAATCGAGTCACCTATAGAATCTGTACGCAAGATTCAGTCAGTACTTGAGTATGTAATTAAAAATAAAAAGCCATTGCTTATTATAGGTGATTTAGAAACCGAAGTGTTATCAACACTAGCAATGAACAAGGCTAAAGGTAATATAAAAGTAAATGTAGTAAACGCACCTACGTACGGTATAAACAAGAAAGATACAATGTCTGACTTAGCTATACTTACCGGTGCTACTGTTATCAACGAAGATCTTGGTGATGACTTAGATGTTATAAACCCAGACTTTCTAGGATCGTGCTTTAAGAGCACAACTAGTGATACAGATACAATACTTCAAGTAGATACTTCTACTGACGAGATAAAGCATTTAATTGATTCAGTTAAAAAATTAATATCTAAAGCTAAAGCTCCTGGTGAAGTTATAAGACTTGAAAAAAGATTAGCTAGACTATCAGCAAAAGTTGCAGTTGTAAAAATAGGGGCTAACTCAGAGATAGAGTTAAAAGAAAAATCAGATAGAGTCGAAGATGCTATCTGTGCTACTAAAGCCGCGATAAAAGAAGGTATAGTATCTGGAGGTGGCATAGCTCTTCGCGATGCATCTAATAAAACCAAAAGTAAAAACATTGGTGAAAAGATATTGCTAGAAGCTATTAAAGCTCCATTTAAAACTATACTAAATAACGCTGGACTAGAAGAGGTTGGTACGCCCGAAGAAGGTATGGGTGTTAATGTAGTTACGGGTGAAACTGTTCATATGGTTGATACAGGGATTATAGATCCTTTACTTGTAACTAAAAGCGCACTCAAACACGCGGCTTCAGTGGCTACCACTATACTTTCTACAGATTGTGTAATCAATAATTTAAGAGTTGGAGATGATAGCAGTAGGTAGAAATATAGTAATAGAAAAGAAAAAAGAAGATACCATTAAAAAAACAGATGGTGGTCTAATGCTTACAGGTTCTCAAAGAGTTGATGTTCGTTATAAAGAAGCAACTGTACTTCACTGCGGTAGCGATGTAAAAGGCATAGAAGAAGGTCAAACAATATTCTATGACAAAAACGCTAGCCACCGCCTTGAAGTTGATAAAAAGGTTTTTTACGTTATAAAAGATATTGATGTTGTTATAGTATTATGAAAATAGATGCTAGTGACATTAGGGATTTAAATCTTTTAAAACACTATCGTATAATACGTAAGTGGGCTTGTAAAAACAATGGTTTAAACGATGCGGAGCTAGAGCTTTTAATTTATCTAGACTGCATGGATATGTTTACTAGGAAAGATTTTCAAGATGGTGTGTATTCTTTTAGTTGGGATAATCGTAGGTGGAACAAGCTTTTACAAAACGATTGGATTACTGTTTGGAGACACAACAATAGGACTACACAAAAGTATAATATATATAAAGTGTCTTTCAAAGGTAAGCAACTAATATCAAGAGTATATAAAATAATGCTAGGTGAAGAAGATATACCTACAAGCACTAGACGAAACAGTATAATGAAAGGCAAAAGTTATAGCGATAAAGTTTATTCATTTGCTATAAACAATGTTAATAAAGATAAAGAAAGATAATATGGACCACAAAAATCCTTTAAAAATGATTGACCCATTAACTGGTATGGAGATGACAATGCAACCACCTATGCCAGCGAATCAAATGGGTGTTGCTAAACCTATGTTTAATCAAACAACTCAAAACGTAGCGCAACAGATATACGGAGGTTTAGACCAAAGACAAATGTCTATGGGAGCGCAAGCGCCTGTGTTTATGAAAAGTCCTTTGGAAGGAAACGCTTTCTCAGGAGCAATGGCGGAAACAGGTGGTGATTATGAAGCGGCTCAAGAAATACTTAAAAATAAATAATTATGGATCACAATATAAGTAAATTACTAGGTAAGCCTACGCTAGAAGGTCAAGTAGGTGAGTCTCACGTTTGGGACGGGCCATTAGATACAACTGGTTTTCCAATGGGTAAAGGTAGTAGTTCTGGTATTACAGGTATGCAAGTAAAAAAATACCCTTGCAAATCATATAGTCTACAAGGACCAATTACGCAAAGAGCAAAAGGATTGTAAAATGAGTTTTAACGATTTTAAACTTTACGCTATAAACACAACTACATTGGGAGTAACAACATTTGCAAAGATAGAGATGGGTTTAAAATTGCTATTGTTAGTGGTAACGATTGGTTACACTTTGAATAAATGGGTACAGCTTAAAAACAAAAAACAATGAATTGTATATTTTGTTTTAATTGCGGCTTATGCTAAGATATTTTACTTACGAAGAGTTCGATTCGCCTGATGTACAAGGTAGCGGGCAAATGATGAGTAAAGATCTTATACTTATACTAGACAATGTTAGAGCTGAGCTTGGCAAACCTATAGATATTAACTCTGGGTATCGCACGCCAGCACACAACGAAAAAGTAGGTGGGAAACCTAACTCATCTCATTTAAAAGGTCTTGCGGCTGATATAGCTTGTAAAGATAGTAGATACAGGTTTGAACTTGTAAGAGAATTAATGGAACACGGTATAGACCGTATAGGTATTGGTAATACTTTCATTCATATAGATATTGATGATAGTAAATCACCTGATGTAATTTGGACGTATGGCAACTGATAAGAAAACACTTAAGTGTAATAAACCTCGGCGCACGCCAGATCATAAGACTAAATCACATATTGTAAAAGCTTGCAGTGGTGGTATAGAAAAGATTATACGATTTGGCCAGCAAGGTGTTAGCACTGCTGGTAAAAAAACAGATGCTAAGTCTAAAGCGCGTAGAGCTAGTTTTAAAGCTCGCCACGCTAAGAACATTAAAAAAGGAAAAATGTCTGCCGCTTACTGGGCGGATAAAGTTAAATGGTAATGGAATCAAGAGGATTAGGAGACGACATAGCGAAGTTTACCAAAGCTACAGGTATAAAAACTATTGTAGATAAAGTTTCAGAGGGATTAAACATTCCTTGTGGTTGCTCTGCTAGACAAGCGTGGTTTAATGATAAAGTACCTTATAACAAATAATATGTCTTTTAAAATTAAACCTCCTTATAGCTTAGACAATACACCCATATATCATGTAACAATGGAAGATGGTGTACTTGGTAAAGCAAACAATAACGGTACTATCATTATAAACAAAGATGTACCGTGTGGTAAAATACAAGAAGTTATAAACCACGAAATGGTTCATATAGATCAAATGCGTAGAGGTGATCTTGATTATGACGATAAATATGTATACTGGAAAGGTAAGGTAATACCTCGCTCGAGTATTAAAGAAGGGGCAAAAAATTTGCCTTGGGAAAAAGAAGCTTATAATAAAGCTTAGTAATTAAATTAAATTAAATAAAATGAAAAACTTAATATTAGCTATAGCTTTTTGCTTTAGCTCTGCGTTTATATGCGCACAAGAGTGTTTTGAAGGATCGTGGGTTACACCTACGTCTGAATATGTAACTATTATTTACGAAGGTGAATACGGCGTTAGACGTGTGGTTAATAAAAATGTTTACGATGGTTATTTAATAGAAGAAGTTATAGTTAAAAAAAATAAAAAAACTTTTACAACAAAAATACAAAACTATAGTAATGGTTATTTTGTTACTATAAAATATAAAATTAAAGATAAGAATACTCTAATTTGCAGATTTAAAGGAGATTTTAATAAAACTTTAGAATATAAAAGATTGATAATTAACAAGTAAAACAAAAATAATGGGATATAAAAAAGGACCGGTGGGACATATGAAAGCTTCTACTGGAAACAAAGCAGTAGGTTACATGGCTGAAGGCTCAGCAGCGCACATGTCGGCTCTTAAAAAAGAAGGAGATCCTAAAGACGGTAGTTTAATTTCTAGAGACAACCAAATGCGATTAGACGCTATGGGTGCTAAAGCTAGTTCAAAACTAGCTAAAGCTGCACTAGAAAATATGAACAGCGATTTATACAAAGACTCAACATCAACATTGCCAGGTCTTAAACCAAAAAAGCAATCTAAAAGCTATGGAGAGCGTCAGGTGGAAAAAGCTATGAATGAGGTAACATACGTTGGCACTGATCAAAAAATATCTAGAGGCGACGCGCAGATCAGACAAATATTTGATCCTGTTAGAACTCAATATGAAAAATTCGAAGCTAAATTTGGTAAAGGTGCAACTCCTAACAAACCTTTTATAGCTGTCGATTACGGTAAAGGGCAAACCGAGGACGATGTTAAGATGAGGGAGCAAATGAATTACGAGGTTACTAAACCTATTACAACAAAAAAATATGGCTTGGTAAAACCAACAGCTCAGCAAATTGGTGGATATAAAACTAGACAAACAATAGAAAAAGTTATTCCAACACTTGGTAAAAACGAAAAAGCTTCTTTTGTTAAAGGTGATAGTGAAATTAGAGTTCAAAGAAATCCAAAGTGGGAGGGTTATTCTTCATACACAAGAGGAGCTAAAACTGGAGAATTATCAGATGCTACTAAGCGTAGAAAAAGAAAAACAGGAAGTGTTTTTGGAGGTGTAGAAAGCGCTGAAAAATTATCTAAAAGAGGTGCGGGCTTTGTTAAAAAAGGAACAAATCCTTATCTACCTTTAAACTAATGAAAAAACTTCTTCAATTAATAACCGGAGGTCTCATTAAAGATGTTGGTAAAGTTATAGATAACTTAACAACTACAGATGAAGAAAGGCTTGCGGCTAAACTAAAAATTGAAGAGTTGCTAGAGCAAGCAGATAAAGATGCTCAAGACCAGGTAACAGCAAGATGGGAGTCGGATATGAAATCCGATTCCTTCTTGTCTAAAAACATAAGACCTATGGTTCTTATATACCTTACCTTTATATTTTCTGTATTAGCTTTTTTTGACGGTAACATAGGAGAGTTTTCAATAGCAGAAGATTATATACCAATATTCCAATCACTATTAATAACTGTGTACGGTGCTTACTTTGTAGGTCGTACGTGGGAAAAAGGTAAAAAAATAAGTAATAATAAGTAAAGTTAAATAACTTAAATTAAATTAAATGTCAAATTCAATTAC